TTGTCAATGATTTTTTGAGCCTTACCCATTACTTTTTGAAGTTCTTGTTGTTTACAAAATTTTAATGATTTTTCTTGAACAAACTCATACCCATCATCAGGAGTTGATTTAATTTGTTCTACCATATCCAAGACACTTTTTTGTGCCATAGGTGATGTAATCTCAGATTTTGCGAGTTGTTCTAAAGTATCAAAAGTAGGTGTGTGTTCGTACTTTGTATAATACTCTTTAATCATTTGACAAATCAGACGAAAGTATTGGTTATCAAAATAGTGAGGGTCAATTACATCAATAATTGTGTTTGAGAAATCTTTGTAAAGTATAATATTGTTAAGTAATTGGATCTGAAATGTGTTCCCTAAATAACCGAAATTTTTCTTGTCTGACATATAGTTTTAAGTTTGTTTCCTGTTTTTAATAAATATCTTTAAGCTAGTGTATATTCAAGATATTTTGTAGTAATTTTTTTCTCTGACAAAATGTCAGTTAGGTTCTTCAATACCGATTTTAGGATTGGGCGGGTATCCAGAGTGTATCTTATCTTTGGCGGGTATAACTTGGCATCAATCACTCTATGATAAATTGTCTCATTTTCGGCCTTTAAATAAATGTTAAATAGCTCTGGACCATCAGTATTTGAGGTTTCAAGAGCCGTAGGGTCTGACTCAATTACATATTGATTATCCAGCATGTAATCTACCGTTTTGTTTCTTAATATCCTTTTTACGTCATTTGATATCTCACACATCAAATCATAAAGATCAACACTATTTTTAACGTTTGGGTTATACCCTTTAACATTGAAAAATCTTTGTACCACAAAATTATCATTTAATGTGATCAAAAATTCAACCTTTGTTACGTCATTTTGTTCTTTCATACTTTTTTGTTTTTAAATTTTGATTTTTCTTTTCTTGTTAACTTTAAAAATGGTCTTAAAAAATAAACCCACTGATCATCACTTTTAGGTAGATATTTAAAAAGTCCATCCTCCATCATCATTTTAATCAGATTCTTATACCCTCTTCCGTCAGGATCCAATGACTCAGAGTAATATAGTTCAACCAATTCTTTTCCCTCGTCACTAATTAGTGGTTCGGACAAATCTACGATTTTTTTGTTAATGACAAAGAATTCTTCTCCAAATATCCCTTCTTTAGTTTTACCAGTAAGAAGATTTTTCAAGGCTACATTATCTTTTTGTTCTTTTAATAGTTCTTCACCCTTTTTTAAAATATCGTCAAAAGATATTTCTTTTTCAAGTATCTCAGGAAATAATTTAACTATTGTTTTCTCACCCAAATAATATATACCATCAATATTATCCGACATATCACCGGCTATTATTTTATAGGTCTTTACATTATAATGGGGAATTTCAATTTCTTTTAATTTGATCTTATCTCCGTTCTTATAGTACTTTTTTGTGTTTGGCGAATAGATGGTCACATCTTCAGAAATAAGTTGTGTAAGGTCTCTATCACCACTAAAAATTGTTTTGTGTTCGTTTTTTGAAATTTTGCAATAATATGCGATTAGGTCGTCAGCTTCTGAATTTTCAAACTCAACTTGTCTAACAAACATTTCTTCCAAATATTGTTTAACCCGTTGTTTTTGTTTACCAAATGATTCTTCTTTAAAATCTTCAGTTACCCCTTTTCTGTTAAGTTTGTATTTTGGGTACAGGACTCTTCTTTGTGCGGTTGATAATTCTCCATCCCAAAAGACCACAACCTTATTATAATTGGTTTCTTCTAAAAACTTGCGGATGGTATTTAAAAAGTGCCAAATACCACCCACATGCTCCGTTCCATTAAAATAATCTTTAACTCCGTGAAATCCAATTTTTAATAAATTGTTCCCATCGACTAATAAAGTTTTAGTCATTAATTTTTTCTTATAAGGTTTCTACTCAACTTCTTCTTTTTCCGCTTTCAAATCAAAGTCACCGTCAACTCCAATAATTTCTTTCCAATATTCGGCATAATCTTTTTTGTATTGTTCAATTGATACCTTTTCTTCAGCAGCTTCTTTACCCGGCAAAAACCCGTGTGGTGTTACAATGATCTTACCATCTTCAAACCCAAGTCCGTTAATGTGATTTTTCATTACAGACACTTTTGTTCTTGATGCAAACTTAACTGTTCGTTTGTCTTTTGTTGCGGTAATCTTAGTTGTGCCAGCACCTTTTTGATTTCCAAATAAAAATACCAATGATGAGTTTAACCAAATTGCTTCACCACCTTTTGCCTTAATCTTTGGTTGTCCAAAAGGATTGTCAGGTAATTCCACCCAAGGCTGATTAACAATGATCAGGGTGTTTTCAAATTTAGAATCAGATTTACGTGATCCCGATATTCTTTGGTTGATTCCCATACCAATTTTGTCCGCTAAAACACTAGCATTGTGTTGTTTTCCACCTTTACCTTCATAAGTCATTTTACAAGGTACAGATCCAACAGAATCCCACATAATACATAATGAATAATCTAAATCACCTTTCTCTTGAGCATCTAATAATTCATTAATGTAATCTGTAATTTGTTCAATGTAATCAAAGTTATTATTAAAGATGTAAAAGCCATCCCACTCTAATTCACCAGTTTCTGTATCAACAACTTCTTCACATTCAAAACCCATAAGTTTGGCATGTTCAAAACTCCATTTTTGTTCTGTAATAATAAACACAGGTAGAATACCTTTCTTTTGCGCGTCAACTGCCGTTTTTACAAGTGCCGTTGTCTTACCCGTATCTGAATGTCCAAGAAACATATTTATATGTCCCATCGCAGGTCCCGGAAGACCAACCGCATCCAAAAATGGTTCACCAAGATCAAAAAATCTTTGTGGTTTATATTTTGCCGATGTGGAGAATTTCTTTTTTAATGAACCGAAGTCACTCTTCTTAATTGCCATTTTCTTCTCTGTTTTGTTCGTTAATTATTTTCAACATATCTTCGGTAACCAAAAACTCACTATCCTTTTTAAGGTTATACCTATATACTGTTTCAAGCATATCAAGTTTATCTTTAGCTGTTGTCATTTTTTCAACCATTTTATCCATTTCTTCCAAATGTTGTGGGTGTTCTCCAATACCCACAGGGTTGTTAAAATAAACAAGAAGTGTTGCTTCGGCTTCCGCCATTTCTGATCTATATTTTAAGATCAATGCTTCATACATTTTTTCTGATATTTTATTCATATTGTTTTTTTAAAAAATTAAATAAAAAATGGGCATTAATCAACTCAATGCCCAAATGTTTTTTTTAGAAAGGAAGTTCCTCGTCTGCCTCGTCGTTAGCCTGTGGGTCAACAATTACCAATTCTTCAGTTTTAGATCCACCTAAAGAAATTTCAGCGTTTTCACCATAAACATACTTTTTAAGTTCAGAGTTCCAAATTGGTGTTTGTCCACTTGCAATTGCCTCTAAATATTCTACAGGTTTTTTAGCGTAAACATCATTCCAAGTTGTTTCATCGCCCACCCACTCTTTCATTTGACCATTGTCAGTGTGTAGTGGTGCGGGATCGTCATACATAATAGTTTGAACAACTGTGTACTCTTTACCTTGTGGTGTTTTTGCCTTTGATAATTCAATGATAAGGTCTCTACCATTTTCAGCGTCTGTTACATTTCCTTTAGCTTTCCAAATAGGTAGGATCTTATCCAAGATACCTTCTTGCTTATAGTTGTGTTTAAAACGCCAAAACTTAGGTCCGTCTTGTTCGTTGTCACGGTCAACTAATTTTACAATATAAAACAATCTTGATCTGTATTCAGACGCCAACTTTTTATCACTGTCTTTACCTGTTGACATAAGTTCTTCATAAACTTCATTAAGTGGTGATCTTTCTCCGTCGTTTTTTCCCGGATCATAAAGTTTTTGCCATTTACCATCAACCAAAACTTCGTGATACCATACTTCAACAAATGGTGATGATCCGTCTTTAGTTGGTAGGATTCTAACTCTTTTTTGTCCTGATTTTTCGTTTTTACCTAAAAGGGTTGTGAAATACCTTTTTAATCTGTCTTGTTCAGACATTCTTGGTGTTGAGTTTCCCGTAGGATTTGAATTCTTTTCGTACTGCGCAAGTACTGAATCTAATACTGAATTTGCCATAAATTAATTTTTAATTATTACTCTTTTATCTTTATACAATTATAAGTGATTTTCTTAAATTGTCAAATTGATAAAACAAAAAAAGGGGTTAAAAAACCCCTTAATTTATTATTTAAAAAATAATTATAACTCTTCTTCTATATCATACTTATTAAATGTTTTTTTGATTTCGGATGGTGAAAAACTTTCAACTTCGTCAGAAGTTAAAACATATTCATTTTTTCCTGTTTCTTCCATTTCACTTTTTTTCTCATCAAAAAAATCACTTAATTTTTGTTTGAATGGACCAGAATCTAAACTTCTAAGTTCCAATTTTTCTTCAGGAGTTTTTGGTCTCATTTTTTCAATCTTAGATTCTAAACCGTCTATTTTTTGAAGTATACCGTCCATTGCTTCCAATTTACCTTGTAAATCGTCTAATTTAGAAAAGATATTATCCATAAACTCGTCTTGTTTATCTCTAATTTCTTGTTGTGTGGTTACCAAATCAGTAATATCTAATTCCTCAGTATCACCTTCACCCTCATCTTCTTTTTTATCGTCAACAACGTCAACATCAGGATCGTTTTCAACATCAACAGGTTCAGGAACCTCAGTTGCCGCAGCATCTGCTGGTGGTGCCCCTGCAGCCGCATCTGCCGGTGGTGGAGGAATATCACCTGCAGCATCTGCCGGTGGTGGAGGCAAATCAGTAGGTAACCCTCCCGCCGCGTCAGGTGGAGGTGGTACATCTTCTGCCTGTTCTTTAAGAACATAAGTGTTAATTTGATTAAACCTTTTTAATTCTTCTAATATTTTTTTATCTATAGACATATCTTTATTTTTATCCGTTTAATAATGTTTTAACTCCCGTAGGTGTTTCAACTCTTAATGTTCTATTAACATTTTTGGTGTTATCAACTCTTTCAATAAGACCATCCTTCATTCTTACTGTGTAGCAATCACCTGTATCAAGATCGCACACTTCTTTATACCCATTTTCAATTTGTTTTTCTGAAATACGTGTATCTTTTTTCAAATAATTATCTAATAAATTTTTCATATCCATAATCTTTTAATAATAAATATCATAATAGTTGAATAAATTAAGAAACTTTTTTCAACGCATACTCAAAAACGTCAATATACGCATCTAATGCCCCATTTGGCTGGTCAGGTCCGTAAGCCTGAGTTGTCTGTATAACATCACTATTATTATATATATCATTTTTAGTTGGTGCAGTATTTTTTGTCCATTTATTTTCAATTAATGTTATATAAAATCTCGCAAGGGCATCTGCCGTTTTTCTTTCAGGTGTGGTTTCAGTACTTAATGCCGCAACGTCAGGTATTATTGCAATCCATGTACCATATAATGCATTTGCCATTTCAATACACTGTTTGTAACTTTTGAAGTTAACGATCGGTGTTGTTATATTTTCAATGGCAACACAAGCATAAGATGCATTTAGGTATGCGGTTGCAATACTTCCTCCGTATTTATTTTTAAGATCAAAACCAAATATGTTGTAATTAAATGTGCTGATTTGTTCTTGGTTGTCTCCGTTTCTTCTATTTGAGGGGTTTCTCATCGCAGTACCATATAGTAAAGCTTTTAAGTTTACTGTGTACGCACTAAGTTTATTTTTCAAATCATCCCCACTTATAATTCTTGTTTCAGCAGGTATACCTGAATAAGTACTATAAGCAGCATTTAAATTATCTTTACATTCCTGTTCTGTACTTTTTAATGGTGTATTGTTTAATGTCGCGTCAGGGTCTCTTTTAAAACCAGCACCCATAGGCCAATTTGTAGTTCCAGTAGCAATTGCGTCAGGTTTTATTCTTTCAACTAAACTTTTATTAATCGACGCAGTATAACTATCAGGATCAGGAAAACTAAATATTGGCATTCTAATTCCTTTAAAGTCCGTTTTAAATTCTTTGTCGTTAATGTCATGAGACACTTCCTGTATCCAATAAGCACCTCTAAAAAGAGGAACGTGTCTAAGGTTAAAATACATAGTGGGTTGTATCATTACATTACCCATAGAATTAACACCACAAGTATATGATCTTGTTCTATATATACTATATAATGATGTTGATTGTTGAGCAACTTTATCTCCCGATGCCGAATTTGCAATTTGTGATTGTATTTTAAATGTCTCAGCGGTATTTTTATTTTCAGACATATCTAATGATAAATCTTTAAAAATGTTTTGGTGTTGGATTCCAAAATCAACATTAAACCCGACCAATACATTTGACTTTTCTTTATCTAAATTAACATTACTTGAAGAAACTGTTTGTTGTGCAGGTTTTGTTAAATCCATTGAGTCACTATCAAACTTATTAAATTCTGCATCACTTGGTAAGTTCTCAGATCCTTTACCAGTGTACATACATAAAAACTTTGGTTTCGAATTTATATAGTCCACATTAAGATAAGTACCAAAAAGTGAATTAGGTATGTCATATGGTATTTCTTCATTGTCTCTTACCGACTTTTGTAAGTTATAAAAGTTTATGTACGCCGGCATTGCAAAAAATATAAAGTTGTTGTCTCCTAATATTTTACTTACAATATCCATCATGGTCGCCTTATCGTTATTTTCTATAAGACTCTTAACCGCAAATAAATCTATTGTGAATTTATCCCCAATGTCGTTATTTGCCCTATCCATAAATAAGAAATCCTCAAACAATGTTTTAGTTTGAAAGTCACTTCCGGCAATCCATTTATCGTTTAATGTCTTAAGTGTTGAATATGTTTCTAATTTTATAACGTTACCACTAACTGTTGAAATTGGGTTAACTGCGCTTACAGGTGTTACAGAAGGTAGATTTTTTTTCAAATACCTTATTGTTTCTGTAATCATATCATCTTGATATTTTTGTGTTGAATTTAAAAAATCAAGAATTATTGTTTTGAATTTAATATTATTAAATGTTGGGTCGTCTAATTTATACGTTGCGTATAATTTTATAAGTGGCGCATATTTTATAATGTTATTTTCATTAAATCCAATATTATTATCACTAAAGAAATCCGTAATATATGATTGAGCACTATAGGACATATTATTAATAGTTGAAAACCCAACATATAGTTGAAGGGTTTTCCATTCATCGGGGTATGACGATTTAGATGTTTGTATTGTTATACTTGGCGGTAAGTTATTTAAATACGGATCAGGTGTTGTTTTTAAAAATTCAGCCTGTGTTGCATAATTTGTTGATTCTGAAAAGTCATTAAACAATTTTCTGTTAAAGTTTCCTGGATTTCCATTTCTAAATAATACGTTTTGAAATAAAAACAGTATATTTGAAGTGAATGTCTCCATTTGTCTATTTGTGTAATCAGAACCTATTTGTTCCACACAGAACAATGATTTCATATAATAAAATAATCTTCTTGACTGAACGGGGATATTTACAGGTGGACTCTCTAATGTAGCTCCAAACAATTCGTTTTCTAATACAATACCTTCGTTAGATGCGACAGGTGAAACAAATAATAAAAAATACTTTTCAAACAAATCCAATGTTTCTTTATTAAAAATTCCAAATATTTCTTCAATTGTAGAATAATCTTCGTCGTAATTTAATAAATCATAAGAACTTTGTATTTCAACCAACGATTTGACTTTTTTCATGTACTCATATGGTTGTGGTTTTTTAATATTACTATTATCAAAATAACCAAAATTTGGTCCTTTCCATAGCGACCTTACGGTTCCATTATAAAATGCCGGATTATCTGTTAAAGAAATTTTATTTTTCTTTTGATCGTCAAAACATTCAAACAGTGATTGATTGAATG